GATCGACTATGCCTATTCGCAAGGCTTCGAACTCACGGCCGGCGAGCTCTATCGCACGCCGGAGCAAGCCGCACTCAATGCTAAGAGCGGGGCCGGGATCGCGCACAGCCTGCACACGCAGCGCTTGGCGGTCGACCTGCAGTTGTTCAAGGATCAGGTCTATCTGACTGATCCAGCCGCGTATCGACCGCTGGGGGAGTTCTGGAAGACGCTAGATCCAGATTGCTGTTTCGGCGGGGACTTCAAGAGCGTCGATGCCGATCATTTCTCCCTCACTTGGAACGGTGTCAAATGAGCTTCGGCAGTACTGCAAAACAAATCATCGGTACGGTAGCTCCTCTGCTGGGCACGGCACTCGGCGGACCCTTTGGGGGACTGGCCGGCACGCTGCTCGCCAAAGCCCTCGGTACGAGCGATCCGAAGGCCCAGGAGCAGCTGATCGCCTCCGCGGACCCGGCCGTACTCCTGCAGTTGAAGGGCGCCGAGAACGAACTGCAAGAGCATATGCGGCAGTTGGACATCGATGAGAAGAAACTCACCTTCGATGACATCGCCAATGCCCGCGCCATGAATATTCAGACCCATGATACAACTCCGAAGTATTTAGCGTATCTGATCACGGCAGGTTTCTTTACTACCTTGGGCTATTTGATTATTTACGGGAAGCCCACAACCGGCGGAGATGTGATGCTCGTCATGGTCGGTGCGCTGGGAACTGCATGGGCTTCAGTAGTGCAGTTTTTCTATGGAAGTTCTGCGGGCTCGGCTGCGAAGACTGACGTTATCAACAAAATTGCTGTCACCAAATAGGAGGCCATCGTGCCCACGACCCCCACGACTACATTCTCCCTCGGCAACCTCGACCTGAAGTCGCTGGCAGCCGCCCTGCAGCCCTATCTGGCGACCTCCACGCCGCCCATGGTCACACCACCGGTGGTCACACCACCGGCAGGAGCGTTCTACATCTTCAACGGGGGTGTTTCGACCAACGGGAACCTGGATTACAGCTACGGCAATCAGCCTTGGTCGCTCAGCTACGGAAAAACGGTGCTCCTGAAGGGAGATGCTGCGTGGCAACCGCGCATGCCGAATGACAATCTCAGCACCAAGCCCTTCACCAAAGTCACTGTCAAGATTCGGCCGACTCAGCCCTCCACGTTCATCTCAGGTATGGAAATGATCGGCGATGTTCCGATCCCTGGCAGCAAGCCCGGGGGCGTCAACATCATGCAGTACGGACCCAATCCTATGGTGATCGGTCAGTGGAATACCTACACCATTCCTTTGAGCGCTTACGGCAATCTGCCGGGACTGGACATCTACAAAGTATCTTTCCAGCACCAAGCGGGCCCGGGAGTCAATCTGGCGACGGATAGCTGCGAGTTTGATGCTCTCGCGTTCGTACCCTGAGATTTATTTTCGATTGGATTACCTGATTTGCCTTCCTGAAATGTCTATCTAGGTAGGAGCAGGGAAGACACGGACGTCGATCTCATCCGCTACCCGATGGACGTTCGAAGTAAAAGACGATTTCCCATGGCATCGCCTGAACTAGCCCGAAGCGCTCGGCCGTCCGGAAGTTCATCGAGTTGCGCCGTAACAAGTCGATCTGGGTCGCGACCATCTTCCTGAACTGATCGAGAGTGAAGAACAGCTTGTAGTTGTTGCAGCGGCGACAGGAAGGCATCAGGTTATCGATGTGATCCACACCGCCAGCCACACGCGGGTGTATATGGTCCATCTGCATCTCCCGAAAGGCAATCTCCAGCCCGCAATACCCGCACCGGCTGCCGCACTTGGCGTAGACCAGTTCACGTAACTCACGGCGCTTTGCCTTCGTCATTCACTTCGACGCAACTCGTGCTATCGCAGAATATCGAAGGCTTGGCCGGCCTGCATCTGTGCCCGGTTGGCTGCGTGCAACTGGATCATGATCTCGCCATTGGCGCCATGTTGATGGCCTTCGAGGGTGGCGATGCGGTCCAGAAGCTGCCCACAGATGCGCTGCCACTTCCGCGCCTCATCGCGCAGGCGCTCGATCTTCTCCGCGTCTGTGCAATTCTCCCACTTCTTGGGGCCGTTCCACGTACCAGTCATGGAGCCGATGGCGCTTGCTTGTTCCTGTTGATAGGTCTGACCTGTTGCTTCAATCATTTTGATTCTCCAGTTGAATTGAGTTGTTCGAAGGTTCTCGCAGTGTGCGCTCTTGGCTTTGGTCGCCAGTCATGGCCAAGGGCGCCATACCGATGGTCTATGAAGACGCCTTCGCAAATTGCGCATAGATCCTCAACTGGTGTTGGCTCATCTTCCGAGCCTGCGCCCCGGGGCGCACCCTCTGATTGCTCCGCAGTCAGTGGCTCGGGTGTTACCGTGTGATGCTTCAGGTATAGCGGTGCCCATCCTTGACCTTCCGGCTGATCATCGCCAGCGGCCAACTCCCAATCGTACTCAGGCGGTCCCCATGGGCCTCCAGGCTGGGACACTCCGCGCATCCATGCTGACGGTATGAGGCGCAGTTGTTCGCACGGTTCGGAAGCGTTTAGTCGGCGCTCCAACTCAGCGGCTTTATCGAACATGCGCTGATACGCGGCATGCTGACTACGCATCTCAGCCTGCAGCCGTTCAATCTCCCGTTCACCCGCGGCCGCTGCCGCCTGGCTGCCTTCCAGCCGTGATTGGAGTTGCTCGTTCTCCATCCGCAGCCTGACATTCTCGGCATGCAGCGATGTTTGCGCTGCGTCCTGTGCGTCGATCAGGCTATTTTTGCGCTCGATCTCAGCATCCTTATCACCAAGGACGACGCAGTGAGCATGGCAGGTATGGCAAACATCAGAGCCGCCGGTGAGCTTGTCTCCCGTCCAGTAGCCACGCAGCCGCTCCACCTCCAGCGCATAGTTTGCCAAGCCTTCCTCGGCCAGACTCAGGTTGCCGCGCAGCTGGGTGAGTTCGTCTGCCATGGCCATCACATCAACGTGTGGACAGGGGGCCCCGGCCGCATAGGCAGCGAGCTGCTCACTAGTCATGAGCGCATTCCCAGTAGCCCAGCTACGAAGCCTTCGTGCATGCCTTTCATAATCGCCGCCTCACCCTGAGCGCAATGCAGTTTCATCTGCAACTCGAAATTGGCTGTTGTCAGCCGTTGGACCTCTTTCTGCAGAGCCAGTATTCGGGACTCGGCATCGAGCCAATCTGCCCGCGCTTTCTGCAATTCATTCATCGTGGCTCCCATGAGTTATCCGAACTACTCAACGTAGTCCTGAAGTGCATCCAAGTCGTCCAACTCAGCCAGTTCTCCAACTGAACGCTCGTCGTCGAACCTGCAGTCCGCGGCGGCAAGCGACTTGCGGGTCATCGGCTCGACCTTGGGGCGATGGCGGCTCATATAGAGCTTGTGAACTGCTCCAGCGGTGTCTTCGACCGTCTCGCCTTCGTCCCAATACTGTTGCACCAGATCGTTGTAACGAGCCTGGATCTCGTATCCACATGAGCCCCAGCCGAATGGCGCGGTGTGCAGCCGCTGAGCAACGAACTCGCGGAACTGATGCAGGGGACAGGTATTGACGATCATTTCGCATTCCTACGCTTTGCCAGACGCTCTACCAGCCGTTTAATCAGGGGCCAGTCCTTCGGGTGAGCCCAAATCTCAAACCGCTTCAGCCCTTCCTGGATACGCTTCTCACGCATCGCCTTTTGACGTTCGACATTGCTTTTGACCATGAGCCATATACTACATCGTTACCCAGTAACGATCAAGTGTTAAACCACTGATAAACGCCGTAGACGCCCACGAAGTAACAGGCCAACGCGACCGGATGCAGCCAGTCGATACGCTTCCAAAGTGGTTCATCGTCCACCGCACGCTCCCACGGTTTGAGCGGGCGCGGCGCAGAGGGGTGCCCGTGTTAGGCACAAGTGCCACTGGCGGAGACAGGTGCCTGGCCAGACGCTGGAAGCGGTCTGCGTAACCTGTTCTGGCTTGCCAGGCGGGAGCAATCTCTGCGGCGCGCCCACATTCATTATGCAGCCTTGCCAGCGGCTTCGGCCGCCTCAGTCTTGGCAGCCTGTCCTTTCTGGTATGGCATCCAGCAAGCGAAGTTGCCTTCAGGCTTCGGCTCATTGTCCTGCACGAGTGCAAGCGAGGTGAGCTTGAAGGGGTTGCCGTTGTGGTCGAAGCCAGCCACGTTGATCATGTGGTCGTTCCAGACGTAGGCCACGAGGCCCACTTCCGGCTGCTTGATATCCGTGGTGTCGCTGGGTCGAACTACCCAAACAACTCGGCCAATGGTCGGTGTAATCATTGCTTCTCCAATTCAGGTTTACAGTTGGTAGCGAATTGGCAAGTCCCGCATTGCTGGATCTCGCCGTCAAAGGTCATCAGGCCATGGCCGTTTGGACACATCCCCTGACGAATCAATAAATCCTGGTCACAGAATCGATCCGCTTCCTCGCGGGAGCCGAAGCCCCAGATGTTGTCTGGGTTCGCGCGCTCAATCGGCACCGGACGCTCCTGCGCTGTGCGAACGACTGATCGGTTTCACTTCGCTCCGCGGCGCTTTCACCTCGATTGCTCGGGACTCGTGTCGCTCGCAGAATTGGAAGTGCGCATAAGTCCGAGACCAGACCTCTAACGTCGCTCTCCGCCGGCAGCAATGCCATGCGCCAGGCTTACCGACCTCTGCGTCACACAGACCGTTCATGCTTGTGGGTTTCCATTGTGGCAGGCTCTTTCATGATATCGGTCAACAACCGCTGAAAGCCGCGCTCGCGCTGCTCTGAGGTCAATGGAGAAGTCAGCCATCGAATGAAGTCAGACGCGGCTTGCATGTCTTCACTGGTTTGAAATGCAATCTTTAGGGCCGGCAATTCGCGCGGTCCAGTGCATTCGAGCATGGAGACTTTTCTTGCAGAGAGGATTCATGGTTGTGGTTCTCTGGATGTAGGAGCGTTGCACTTCGGGCAGGGGAGGCCGCGCCGCATTTCTGATTCGGTGGCTTTGCACCAGCCTTCGCGGTGCCCACACCGCTTGCAGAAGAAGTTTCCCAAGGCACTCGCACCATCATGACCGGCATCATCCCAGTGCATCATGACGCGAGGCCGTGCACGCGGACGCTCGCCGACAGTCAGCAATTGATATTGCCTACCGGTTCGCATTGTATTCCCAAAGCCCTTGCGCGCCCTTCCACGGGATCGCTTGAGGCAGTCGCTGCACCTCTTCCAGCACCCAGCACCAT